TTTCTTGAATTATGGGGGTGATTTCGGGAGTTATCTTTTTAGCACTGTTAAAAACTTGCTCAACTAATACATGCAGAGAGTGGTATGTTTTGTAATGTGCCTTTGATTCGATTAGTTTTTTTACATCGATAGCCTTACTGACTTGGATGAACTTCTCGATTGCCTCGTCCTTTGGCTTGATTACTGGGAAGACATGGCCGCAAGGAAACAACATCCCGAGATATTGCGCATCGCATAGCTTCTTTGCGGTGTGATGCAGAGCTCCGCACTTTGGGCACTGCCTAACTGGAGCCACGCCTTCGCCTGGCTTCTTCGGGTTGTGGAAGATATTGCTCCAATTGCGAGGGGATGACCATAGGCCATGCGTGATGCAGTTGCCTCCAAGATCTATGATGGTGAATGCGAGCTTGACATTATGCGGCCTTGCACCGCGCCCGCACATCTGAAGCCATAAGGGCATGGATGCTGTGGCCTTGTTTACGATGACGGTCTCGATGTCGGGCTGGTCGAATCCGGTAGTGGCGATGCCAATGTTGTTAAGTATTGCATCGGGAGTGTTGGCAAACCATTGCAGCACCTCAGCCCGATTAGGCGAGTCAGCATCAAGATGGCGCGAGTTGAATCCAGCGGCTTGGAAGGCTGCATTGACTGCCATCGAGTGCTCGACATTGCAGTTGAAGATTATGGTCTTTTGGCCAAGTGAGTGTGCCTTGTAGGCGTTCACTGTTGTCTCGATGTACTTAGGTGCTTTGAATGCAGTTGCCATCTGGGCTGCATCGAACTCGCCAGCTTTCATCTTTAGCCTTGCGCGGTCTACAATCTGAGCGGCTGAGTAGGTCAGCTCTGGGCAAAGGTAGCCTTGCTCAATCAGGTCGGGGATATCGATGCCGCACACGATGTCATCGAAGTAGTTTCGCAAGGGATTGGTCTTGCGAGATGCCAATGGGGTTGCTGTGAAGCCAATGATGTAGCTATCCGTGAAGTGCTCGATTACCTTGGTGAAGTTGCCGATATGCACCTCATCGACAATGACAAGCCCGATGTTGGTGAACTTGTCGAGCCGCTTGTAAGCAGTCTCAACCATTGCGACATAAACCCTTGCATGTGGGATTGACTTCATGCCAGCGGTTACGGCTTGTGTGGGTAATGCGATGGCGCGTGAAGCTTGATGGAGCAGTTCTTCACGATGCACAAGGATTAGGATGTCTGTGCTGTTGCGGGCTGTGAAGCGGTCGCAAATCGCAGAGAAGCACACGGTCTTGCCGCCACCAGTTGCGAGCTGCGCAACCACCTTACGATTGCTGCGCAGGCTCGCTGCGATGTTATTGATGAAAGTCTCCTGATAGGGGCGAAGGGTCATGATATTTGAAACCACTGTTTGTCATGATTTATAAAAATCGCCTTTACTAAAATATCATTTATGTAAGGCATAGCAGCCTTAAAAGCTTCGTCAGGTGTTTCAAATATGCCCACCTCTTTAAGGTTTGCTGCAAATGGATAATCGCTAACAAATAGAACTAATAAACGCGTCTGCTTTTTCATGATTCGTAGTTTTGGTTGTAGTATTGTTCGGATTCTGTTTGAAAAAAATCTTCGTCTTTAAACCAATATTCTGATGATAATGGTAATATGTAAGCGTTTTTTATCTGCTCCTTCTCCATTGCTTTTGCTTGCTCAACTAATTCTATGCTAATGTATGTTTGTCCAAATGCTTTTTGATATTCTTCGGAATGGATATATTGGACCAACAACTCAACTGCTGTCTGCTTTTTCATATTGCTCAATAGCTTTGAAAATTTGGTAAACTACTTGAGGCACTATGGCATTTCCTCCGGCTTTGATGGATTCGTTTCTCCATTTAGAAAAGGTAATTCCGTCCAGTCGGGAGGAAATCCCATCATCTCCAGTACAAATTGAGGATTGAGTTGGGAAGTTGTGCCAGTTTCCAATCTCGCCCGCTTCGTTAGTGAATCTTGATTTTCCAATCCCGTTACTTTCTCTCCGCAATCGGATGCCATTGGTGTCGGCAGCATCCCTTTCCTCGCCATTGTGCATAGCCCAATTTGCAAATTTATCCCTTCCGATTTCTTCCTCTCGTATCTCGCATCCCACGCTTCCGGTGTGCTTCTGTCCTCCATTGCTGATGGTGTCGGTAGCAACCCCATTGCCATTGCTCGGCAAAGGGTTACACTGTGCATCGAGCCCTCCTTTACCTGGCTGCTTTTCATCGTTGCCGTTGCATTGGTTGAGTCCATTGCCGTTGGGGTGGGGAGCATCCCGTGGAATTGCAGATGATCTAATATTGAGTTCGGTCTTGCTTCCCCGTTCGCTCTGCTGAACATTGATGTCGCTCCGGTTTCCTGTAGTGCTTGTACTCTGTCGGGGTGTTCCCTTTGGATTGCCGTTGGTGTGGGCAACAAACCAAACTCTGTCTCTTCGGTGCGGTGCGTTGACGGCACAAGCTGGAAGTACATACGGTTGTACTTCGTACCCTTCAGCTTCCAAATCAGCCTGCACCTCGTGGAATACCAGCCCTCCTGACCAATTAACAAGGCCGAGAACGTTTTCGCCCACAACCCAACGCGGCTGAATTTCTCGAATCGCTCTAAGCATCTCCGGCCAGAGGTGTCGCTCATCTTCTTTTCCAAGTCGCTTTCCGGCCATTGAGTATGGCTGGCAGGGAAATCCCCCTGTGAGGATGTCAATTCTGCCTCTGTGAATAGTGAAATCTGTTTTGGTAATGTCTTCATAACTGATTGCATTTGGAAAGTGATATTTTAATACTTTTTGCCCGAATGAATTCCACTCGCAGTGGAATATGTTCTCCCAACCCATCCACTCAGCGGCTAAATCAAAGCCGCCAATTCCGCTAAATAGTGATCCGTGTGTCATCTTTTTTATTCCAAGGTTTATGTCCTTTGGTGAATCGATTCTTCACCCCGGCAATTGCCACAACTTTGCCATGCACCTCTCGAATGTACTCAGGTGCTTTCTTTAGCCCGAGCCTGAATGCGATGTTATAAACGCTCGACTCAGATATACCAAGCACTTTGGCAATCTCTGCCGTCTTGGTGTGCGAGTAATACTCCACAACGTAATCGATTACAAGCTGGCCGTGTCGCTTACTTCCCATAATTGCCATCGAATTGATTGAGAAAGCCTGCGATTAGCTGGAATGCATGGTCGAGTTCTTGCTGATTGTGGCGGTATAGGTAGAGGTCTTTGAACTGCCCCGACTTCTTCACCTTTGGAGGCACGCCGATGTAGTAGAAGTCTTTCGGGTCCCAGCCCATCAGCATGCAATACCAAACGGCCTGCACATGGTTGAAGTGCTTTATCATGTCATCGGCAAAGGCTTGCAGATTCTTCGCCGTTGTGGTCTTGACATCAGCGATGATTTTCATGTCATCCCAGCAGATATCCATCGCACCTTTGGCGATAACGGTCTTATCCCCGAAGGTCAGTTCAGTCACCACGATGCGCTCCTTCTCGCTTTTGTCGAAGAGCTCACCAAGCAGCTCGACCTGATGAATTGCATCGTATGTATTGCGCACTGCATCGCCCATCTCTGAATAGTCGCACTCAAGCAGCGAATAGTGGAAGTCCTTGCCGTAGTTAAGCGATGCCTTTGCGTAGCTGATGTCTCCAGTGTAGTGCCGTTTGATTCGGCTTGCTGATACCGCTGGGTAGGTTATGTATTCTTCGCGTGTCATGAGTTGAATGTCTCGGTAAAATATTCGTTAGCTGTTTGCGGACCTTCTTTTATGCCTTCGAGCTTTCCGGCTGTGTACATCTGCATCATGTACTCGCGCTCAACTACCTTGGCGGTTTCGAATGCCTCTGCAAAGAAAGGCCCCATTTCTGATGCGAGCTTGTTCTGAATGGTTAGTCGCAGCCATTCAACTGCTGTCATTTTAGTTGCCATGATTAGGGTGTTAGAATAGGATTTGATAAAGCTTCCATGACCTCAATACATTTGAAGTAGGTGCGATTCCCAACCTTGTAAGGCTTAAGAATGCCAATCTTAGACCATTCGTGGATGGTGACCAATGACACATCAAATAATTTTGCAACATCCTTCCGTGTCATTAACTCCTTGGTGGGCGCGGGTGGATGTTCAACTTGACGATTTAAGGTTCTTATTTCTTGCCTTACGGCTTCTGCAATTAGATTAGCCAACTCCCTTGGCGTGGTCTGAATGAATTGAATTGTTTCCATGTTTTATCGTGTTATGGTTTGTATTTGTTCTTCGTAAATCTCGATGCCAG